ATTACTTTCTTTTCTTGTTCTTCGTCTGTTTTAGGGTTGTAGTCATTTGGATATAATGAATCCAAAGGAATAATCCGATTGTCTTTATGAATTTTTATCATATATTTTTATTAATTAATAAACTACCATTTGATACCTCTTTTTTCCCAAAGCTTTGTAATATGATCCGCCCCTTTCCTGTACTCTTTTAAATTTGTAAGATTTAAAGATGAATAATGATCTTGAAATGCTTTTAATTTTTCGATACTTGTTTCTTTGCTTTTTTTGTTATATGCAATAAATTTTCCACCCTTGAATTTAATTACTCTCCTAAACTTTCCACCCATCACCCACGAGGTTGCGTCCACTGAATAAAATGGATATTTTTCCCAAGCCCAAAATGAGTTTACTCCAAATCCGTGAACCTTAGTAATTTTTTTACGATTTACTATAACCTTAAAGCATTTATTAAGCCAATTCTCTAATTTTTTTCTTTGCATTGACAACGGGACTAATCCTCCAAGTGCTATGTATTCATATTTATTACAAAGTCTTTCTAGTTCTTCTAATGGACTTCCAAAGTGAAATGTAGGCAATGGGTTTAATCCTTTTGATTCCATATATTCAGTATTTTTATTTGTAGCTTTGTAATCTCCAATAACATCAAGTGTAGCATACACATTAATATTTTTTTTGTTTTTCTTAATGAAATTAATATATTCGTCAATGTTAATTTTCTTACCAAGAGTAAAAGCTGAAAATGCCCCACTATCTAAAAATAAATCCCTATCTAGTAGTTTTCTTTCTTCGTGCCATTTTTTGTAGTCCCTTTTTTTAAAATATAAATAACTCTCCAATAAACAGCTTGCTTCTGTTGTTTTATAGAGGTTTTTGTCTACCGAATAACCTGCAAAGTAAATTTTCATTGATCTAGTTCTTCAATTATACCGATAATTTCGGCAATAAGAAATAAAAAGGGTACTGCTAAAATATTATAAAAGCCTATAATGCACCCAAAAATTCGTACAAAGCTTTTTATAAACGATATTAAAGTATGTCTTGTCATATTAAAATTAAAGTGAATATTCAATTGGATCTATTGTATTATTTTTAACAAAGGCTTCTAATCTCTCTTGTGCTTTTCTTTATGGCATTTGATACATAAAGTAATGCCATTTTTAATATTATATCTTAATTCTCTAAACTCACTCCATTTTTTTATATGATGAGCATTGAGAACTCCTCCTTTTGTCTTACAATTTTGACAAATATAATTATCTCTTTCGAATACTGATTTTCTCCATTCTATATATCTAAAATCAGAATTATGTTTTTCTCGTTGTGGTTCTGATTCTCTACCTATCCATCTATTTCTATTGCTAATTTTTCTTTTTAATGCTTCTTCTTCTGCCCTATCTCCATAAATTTCTGTATAAGTTTTTCCTTTTAATCTTTTTTTGTTATTAATAGCTACATATTCCAATTTTCTGCCTTTCATCCATTTTCCATAACCGTACTTTAAGGCATTTTCTTTATTAATTTTTTTTAGTTTTTTTATAGTTTCAGTAGAATGTTTTTTTCCTTTCATTACACTCGGTCTTCCTTTCATCCACTTACCATACCCTTTTTCCTTGGCAATTTTACTCATTTTTTCTTTATACTCTTTTAATTTAATAGGATCTTTTGGTAATGGCATAAATTTGTATTAATATTATTGTAATAATATTAAAGCTTTTAAATGTTCTTGTCAAGGTCTTTTATTATATCAATGCATTTCTCCCAAGATTGTTTATATTTTACAGGGTCTTGTGTGTTGTTTTCATAAAAAGAGGCAATTCTTTCCTGACAACTCCCACATTTACCACAAGCTTTTTCTTCTCCTTTGTAACAAGTCCAAGTATTTGCGTAATCTACGCCATTTTTTAATCCGTCTGCTACTATTTCTATTTTGTTTTTGTAAAGATATGGAGCATAAATTTCAATTGGATCATAATTAGAAACATCAGCCATAACTGATAATGCTTTTATAAACAAAGGACGACAATCGGGATAGATTGCGTGGTCACCTGCGTGTACTCCTAAAGCAATACAATCATAATCTTTTGACACAGCCCAAGCAATTGCGATGTTAGCCATTACAGAGTTCCTATTAGGGACAACTGTTGATTTCATATTTTCATCTTCATAATGCCCCTCTGGTATATCCTCTGTTGTAGTCAAAGATGATTTCATTAAATCTTTCAAGCAACTTAAATCCACTTCTTGTTGCTCTACTCCTAAAAGTTCGCAATTCTTTTTTGCCATTAACAATTCTTTTGAATGTTTTTGACCATAATTAAAAGAGATTGCAGCAGTATTTTCTGCTCCAATTTTTTTGACAACTTTATATAAAACTGAAACGCTGTCAATTCCTCCTGATAAAACTACTATTGTTTTTTTCATTTAAAATAAATTAACAAAATAATAACCTAAATAAATTCCTAGTATTCCGACTATACCTGCGAATACAACAGGTGCAGGAATTGGTAAATGTAAAAGAGAAAAAACTACTCCACACATAAACCCTGCAAATAATGATAAAATTGAATCAAACACCTCTTTTAGTATTAAATGATAAAACGTGTAGTCTAGGGGAAAATTTAAATCCATTCTCTACACATAAATTCCAGACCATTTCAAAGCTATTTAATTGTTCTTCTCTTGAAGCCCCCTCTGGCATTAGAGAAACTAAGTCTTTTGAAATTTTATATTTTTCTAGTAATAATTTTATTTCTGCAATATCTCTTTTGTTTTGAATAACAAATTTATATTCTGAACCTGTTAATATTTCTAGCTTTTTATTATGAGTTTTTGCATTATTCATTTTTGGTGAAACAGTTAAACAATCAATGTTTTTCATTAAACCATCTAAAATAGGTACTGTCCCATTTGTTTCAATAGAATAAATATTATCTCCTAGTAATTCTATTACTCTCATAATTTCCACTTGTTGTAATAATGGCTCTCCTCCTGTAAAAATTATATGTTTAATTTTATCTTCTTGTAATTCTTTAATTTGATTTGCCACTCCTTCATTTGATAAATTATATCCGTCTGTATGATATTTAGTATCACACCATTCGCATTCTAAATTGCAACCAGATAATCTAACAAAGACGCAAGGCACTCCTGCGTTTTTCCCCTCCCCTTGTAATGTTTTAAATATTTCTGAAATTTTCATTATTTAATTAGGTTAAAAAATTCATTTCTAACAGCCTGCTCTTTGAACAGCCCGTGTATAGAAGATGTTAAAGTTGTACTATTTATTTTTTTGACGCCTCTCATTACCATACAAAGATGAGAGCCTTCCATAACTACAATCAATCCTTTTGGTTTTAGTGTTTCAAATAAGAACTCTGCTATTTGGTCGTTTAATCCCTCTTGGATTTGTAATCGTCTTGCAAATACTTCTACAATTCTTGCAAATTTAGAAAGTCCTAACACTTTTCCGTCTGGAATGTAACCAATATGACATTTGCCAAAAAATGGCACCATATGATGTTCACAATGCGACCAAAAATCAATATCTTTAATAACTACCATATTATCATTTGAACATTCAAAAATGGCTTTAGTATGTTTATTTGGATCTTGTTTATATCCTCCAAAAATTTCTTCATACATTCTTTTAACTCTATCTGGTGTTCCAACTAATCCCTCTCGGGCTGGGTCTTCTCCCATATGTTCTAAAAGTCTTACAATCAAGTCTTCAAAGTCTTTATCTTTTTTCTCCCAAGGTAAATCTATCCAACCTGTTTTTTCTTCGACAAAATAATCTACCTTTGGGCTAGTAGGCTTTCTATATAAAACAGCTACATCACGCCCTGCGTATGCTACATTACTTAATGTTTTTCCACTATCTATCAAATCATCTACAATAAGTGTCTTGTCTGTTATTTCTTCTTCTTCAATAGTATATTCTGCACATAGTTCTTTTGCTAAAATTTGACCTACTATCAATCCACCTTTTGGAATACAAAAAAGTTTATCATAAATTATTCCTCTTTCTGTAATTAAATTAGCTAGTTTTTTTACGTCTTTTTTTATTTGATCCATTCTGCATATGAGTTAGAGGTTTCAAAAAGTTTTATATTTTCAAGTGTAATTTTTTTTGGCAATGACGCTTTGATAATTAAAGCAATTTCTTGAACCATATTTTCAGCAGTAGAAAGTTCAAAAAAGTCATTAAGATTTTGATGATCTAATCTATCTACAACATTTTCATTAACTATTCCTTTCAACTCCTTAAAATTCATTACCATTCCATTTGTTAAATTTTTTGCTGATACTGTTACTTGTAATTTATAGGTATGTCCGTGGAAATTAGCACACTTTCCAAAAGTTTCTTTTGGTGTAAGTTGATGACAAGCTTCAAATTCAAAGAATTTTGTTACTTGGATTTTCATATTATAAGTTTAAAAAATAAAATTAAATTAACTTTAATCTTTTAAGTTCGCTTCGACAAATTCTATATGTCTTATTGATTCCTTTTGGATTTAAAATAAGAGTCTTACCTAATTTGCCTGATTTTGCCAAATCTCTAATTACAACGTGTGATATATTAAGTAGTTTGGCTGTTTCTGCTATTGTTAGTAATGGTTTCATAGTTTTTTTAAATTATGTATCTAAAGATTAAACTGTTTTAAATAATAGTCAATAGATTTTTCATCCATTTCTTTAATTTTATAAAGATTATTGTTTAAATAACTTATTATTTTTCTATCGTGCTTGTTTTGTATTTCGACTTCTTCTAATACATAAGCGTGAGCATTAACGTGACAACCCACACAAAGCCCTGCTAAATTTTTAAGTGAATTATCTCCTCCGTGTGATTTAAACCTAATATGATGTATTTGACTTGCAGGCTTATTGCATACCTCACAAAGGCTCACTTCGTCAATTCCTATATTGAAGAATTTTTTATAAATTTTTAAATGATTCATATTAATTAATTAGTAAGTGCGAACTTCATAGCCTAAGTCTTTTTTCCATACCTTGTCTAGCTGTTTTCTTCTTTTTAATACTCTTATATCTTCTGATAAATACTTATCGTTTTCGTTAAATTTAGCTCTGTATCTTTTGCAAGCGTCTTCTCGTGGTAATTCTTTTATCTTTTGCAATTCTACGCACCAGATGTCATCTTTAAGAAACAACTTGTCTTGGTGATATAGATACCAAATAAACATTGTAAGCACTGCGTCATCATCTCTTGTTTTTGGGTGGTCTTTTAGAGTCTTTTCGACTTTTTGTTTTAAGTTCATTTTTTAAAAATTAAATAATAAAAATTAATCGTTTTCTAAATAATCACAAAATCTATCAACTAGTGTCTTAAACAAATTTCCTTCAATTTTGTATAGCTTGTCATCACATTCATTGTAAAATATTTCATATCCATATTTTTCCATAAGTGGATTACAATAATCAAAATCGAAGTCATTGTCCTCTTGCCATATCATCATAAATTCAGATCCGTGATCAGTCGTTCTGCATTCTTTCCATACTTTTTTCCAACCCTCTTTTGAGAGCATTTTAGATGAATAAATCCTATCAAGACTAACCATATCTTTGATTGATATTTTTCGATAAAGTCTTTCATAGTAATCATCGTAACCATCATATTCCCACCCTAACTCTTTTTCTAATTGTTTTAATGTTTTTTCCATTGTGTAAAAATTAAATTATAAAAATTAATCTCGAAAAAATGTTTCGAGTATATCATATTCCATTTGGCTTAATTGAATAATCCCATTATCTAATACAAAATCTCTAACTTTCTTTCCATATTCTGCAAATTGTTTTGTATTAAAAGCTGTTGTAGAAAATAACTTACCTAATATTTGCCTTTCTGCTCTTGTTTTAAAAGATTCGTGTAGTTGTTCTTCTGATATTGGTATTCCCATTATTTGTAAGCAAAATTTTACTTTAAACAAATCGTGTAGCTCTATAATTGTATATCCTGTCATTTTAGAAACTGCTGTAAGAAATTCCCAATATAAACCATTTTGATCATTGCTTCTTATTTCTTTGAAATCTTTAATATCTAATACTATTTTTTTATTTTCAAGCTTTCTTAGTTCTCCTAAAAACTCGCATTTTTTATATAGCTCCATTTTCCCGTTATGTACTTCTCCTTTGAATTTCATTTGTTTGAATTAAAATATGTAAACATTTCATAAGCACTCATATTTTTATATTTTTCAAGCATTTCTTTTTTGTTTTTGATACTATGTAAAGCTTCTTCAAGTTCATATACTCCTTTTATTCCTATTCCTTTTATGTCATCAAATGAGAAAATTTGTGAATATAATAATAAATCTTCAACTGTTTTTATGTCTGCTCTTAATAAAGCTTGATAAGTTCTGTTTGGTAAATGTAAAATTTCAATTGGCTTGCTCATATTGTTTTTTATTAAAAAGTAAGTTATCTAAAAGTTTCAATCTTTCTTTTTTTCCTGCTTGGCTTAATTTTTTCTTTTTCTTTTTTACTAAAACTAAACCATTTTGAACTGATAAATGATGAGTTGTATAATCCATTTAAAAAGTAAGTTTATTTGATAAAAGTTTTATTTCTGCTAACACTCCGAGTTGATATTGTTTGTATAATTCAATTTTGTCCTCGTAATCTTCTCTTTTTATCTCTAAATAATGAATAGGCAAACAAGTAACTCTTGGGTCATAAAATGTAAAATAAAGCATTTCTAAATGTTCATTTACTATAAAATATTGAGTTGCTTGTTCTTCGTATTCTTTTGGTATCTCTTTCTCGAAGTAAGCTTTGAGGTGCTTAGCACTCGAAAGACATTTTACCTCTACTGCTCCCCAGAAATTATCACTTCTTTCTCCTTTAATTAATCCGTCTGGGCTTAATGCAATATCTGGGTTTTCTTCCGAAATACATAAACCGACTTGATCTACTATATATCCTGTCTTGTCTTCAAAAAGTTTAACTGCTTCGTCTTCTAAGGCGTGTCCTCGTTCCATTGGATCTTGATAGTCTTCTTTCATACATATTTTTTCTGCAAGAAGTTCATAAAATCCAATCTTTTTAGCTGTCCCCCTCTTCACTATCAATCCTTTGAGTTTAGATCCGGTTATGACGCCGATTCTGGCTTGTAGCCAAGCTGGTGTATTTTGTTGATGGTCTAATATTTTCATATTATTTTAAATTAAGTAATAAAAATTTTTTTCGATAAGCTATGTGTGCTTCTATTTCTGTTTCAAATCTTCCTAAATGATAATCTCTTTTATCCAATGTTATCATCGATATCCATTTTTTTCTTGTTTTATCAAAAGAAACTCCAACAAATTTAGAAGTAGATAATTTATGAGATTTTCTTTTACATAAACCAGTTCTCCAAGCGTGTTGAGTGTTCTCTTGAGCTGTTGTCCATTCTAAATTTTCCACTCTATTGTCAGTTTTAATCCCGTTTTTATGATTTACTTGTGATTTATTTTTTGGATTTTTTATAAAAGTTTCTGCAACTAATCTATTAACTCTAAAATCTTTTCTATTATGTTTTACACATAACGCTACACTTCTATATCCTTTTGTATTTATATATCCTTTCAGAATTTTCTCATTAACTGTCTTAAATCCACCTTTCCAATGTTTTACTTTTCTTTTCATATTTTTGACATTACCAAAATTAGAAACTTCATAAAGTCCTTTATAATTCTTGACAGGTTTGTAAATTTCATTTAACATTTGATTATATTTAAATTGTAAGATGTTTAAATTTTACATTAAGTCTTGATTTATTTCAAGTCTTTTTGTAATTTAAGTTTTAAAGCGTCTTTTAATAAAATTATTTTAGGGTCTGCCTTTCTTTCGTCAAGGTTTGCCCATATTTTTTGCAATTCTTCTAAGTCTTTGCAATTTTCAAGCTTGTCAATAACTTCTTGCATTCGTGTATCTTGATATTCTTTAAAGTCTTCCATTTCTTCACTAGTTGCAATTTCTCCACTTGCTAAATATCCGAGCATTGCTAAGGCTCTACCTACTGCTATACTTTCTTGTTTTTCATAAGCTTTGAC